GCCCAATCGGCGGAAGACATCAGCTGCAATCATAAGACGCACTAAACTGTTGCCAGAAGTAGTATCGTTATGGCCCGACTTAACCGTGGTGGCGATCTTGTATCGGAACTTCCCCTCACGGAAGTACCCAACACCTTTCACCGACACACCCCGACGGGCAAAACGTGACAACTCTGGATCTAATGCCGCCAAGGCAGATAGGCGGAGATCCATATGCGGCATAGACATTGTCCCATCCCAATTCTTGCCATCACTCTCGTAAAAAGTGGTGGCACCATGGTCAAGGCAATGCTGTAACCACATAGCAACATCAATAGGATTCAAGCCACATGAAACAGTGACAAAAACCCCAGGAAACATCTCATAATCGTTCAAAAACTTGAGCACAACCACTTGAAAGGCATAAAACTGTGGACCAAACAGAGCCTGCGTAGCCTTGTTGGAATACATCTGGATCAAGCGCGCACGTTTCGGAATAGCGGAATAACACTCACGCTTAACCATCGCGTCAACGCTCCCAGGCCAAACATCATCAACAAGGATAGACCGCGCAACCTGTGTTTGTTTAACCAACGGCCACTTGCCCATCCAAACTTCAGGACGATGCCAGATACTCTGGTCGTAGTCACTGCGACACTCCTGCAACACCTCACAAAGACGACGTGTCAACGCTCCAAAGTCAACAGCTGAAGAAACTTCCGGCTGTATCACACCATGGCGCATACACATAGCTCGGTGGGCGTTACAACGGCACTTGCGCGCGACATACGACCATGACGCGACCCAACCCATAAGGGTGGCTCCAACTGACAAATCGCCCTGACAGGGCGTGACATTCTTCTCCGGAACAATGGTCACATGCGGTCCTAACAACGTCTCATCACCCGGGCCCAAACAAATGGTGTTAGTGACAACACCACGTGCGCAAACAAACTGGGGATAAACCCCACGAATGAAAGTAAATGGGTCAACAGGGGAGCAATATAATGCGCCCACAACTTCGGCGTCTATAAGTCAAATATTTCGAATGCGATCGCCTGGCAAACCCACATAACGTGGGCGCCGAGACCGACAACAAGAAACGAAAATGACGCCAAAAACAAATGCTGGGATTTGGCACAATAGCACCGAAAAGATGCCATTGTAACCAAGGGGCGAACTGCTTAGCCGATCACCAAGCACTCCGAAAACTTGGAGCGGGTTTTCAAGGCTGAAGAACGCCACAACAACACCAACAAGTGAGAACGCAAATACAAGATATAGAACTGCATGTGAACCACCCACAGGCTCATAAAACTGCTCGAGAAACTTGTCGTTCATCTCCCGCTCGTAGATCTCACGCATGTACGCTGCTTGCAAAAGAAGCGTAGCATCACGCGTGGCCAAATCACGGTTCCGATTAAGGTAATCACGCCGAATACCCTGAAAATCAGCCTGAACTTCACGAAGCGTAGCTTGCGCTGGTGCACGAATACGCGTGACCATGCGCGATGCGCTAACCTGTTCATTCAAAAGACCAAGAACCGGCGGGCCCGGAACGACCTCCTCAGCCGCAGGAGCCTCCCTCAACACCTCCCCACGACAACGCCACAAACGAGTACAGACACCAAACACAGGCCAAATAATAGCACCGCCAACACTATAGGCAAAACGGGGCAGCCACATATAATCATACATGGGACAACCAGTCAACAACGCGCGGCGCACACGCCGGACAACGTCACCAATAACGATCATACTGACCACACTACAACCAATAACGCATACGGCAGCACTAATAACCTGATTGTCTATACTCGGAAGCTGAAGCACGAATGCTGGAGTCTCAACCACGGGCGCGACGATAGGAACATCACACACACCATGATTGTAGTCATCGGCGGCAACCTTATTAAGGTACTTCATTCTGTTGTAGCGACCTCGGTGCACACTGAGGGCTTCAACAATGGGAAGGGCTGCCATAATCAGCATCGGCAAAGGAGGCAAACCGCCCCGCGGAGGCTGCAAACGCGCCTCACGCGGGGCACTCAATCGCCGTTTGCGCTGGCGAGCACCTGGCCGATTCCTCTTCTTCTTGACC